AGATGTAACAATCGGGGGTGTCCAGCGTTTCAAAGGCACCATGGTAGGGGTCGACCCGATCTTAGAGAACGAGAGGAAGACGCTGTCCGTCAGTGGGTACTCTTTGCCGGGCGTTCTCGGGGACTGCACGCCACCAGCGAGCGCCTTCCCGCTTGAATATAACGGGCAAACTTTGGAAGGTATCGCTAATTCGTTACTCGGTCCTTTCGGCCTTGCGACAGAGTTTAGAGACAGCCCCGGAACGGCGTTTGGGCGTGTGGCAAGTAAGGCCGGCAAAAAGGTATTTTCTTTCTTGTCAGAGCTAGCGACGCAGCGCAATCTGGTTATAGCAAGCACACCAGACGGAAAGCTATTATTTTGGCAATCAATCGAGCCAGGTCAACCAGTAGCAAAACTGCAGCAGGGTTCTTCGCCTGTCCTTTCGGTATTCCCTAACTTCAACCCGCAAAGCTACTATAGCCATATAACCGCATTGGCCCCTGTGGTTGTCGGGGGGAGCGGCCCACGATATACAGTGAAAAACCCTCACCTCCTAAACGTCGTACGCCCTTTAAACTTTGAGGTCCAGGACACCGACAAGGCAGACGTTAAGGCGGCAGCAGAAGCAAAAGCCGGACGTATGTTTGGCAACATGACACTATATAGTGTACAGGTCGCTACTTGGCGCACACCGGCGGGAGATTTGTGGGAACCCAATACTACAGTAACCCTGCTGGCCCCGGACGCTATGGTATACAGCGAATTTGAATTTTTAATCCGTTCAGTAACATTCGATAAAGACGCTACATCAGAAACGGCAACTTTAAATCTTACGCTCCCTGGCGCCTTTAGCGGGAAGATACCGGGGGCACTACCATGGGATTAGTGGCCAGGCTTCTATCATTCACCCGTACAACAAAGAACGGTGCCAAAGTAAGCGACGTTAAATTCGACCCAGGCGGCGGCGAGCAGATGACCGGGCAACATTTCTCGGCGGCTGGCGATGACACGTTCCCTCTGGCAACCGATTATCTCGTAACTACAGACGTACAACGCACAGGCGGGGAAGAGGTTGTCGGGTATGTGGACCCGATCAACACGCCAAAAGCGACACAAGGCGATAAGAGAATTTACGCCAGGGACCCGGCCACCGGCGCGTCTGTAGTCGAAGTGTGGCTTAAAAACACGGGGGAGGCCACTACCGAAAACGCCAACGGCAGCAATACGCTACGGCCCGACGGTAGTCAGAAGGGGCAGAATTCGCTAGGCTCTTATGAACTCCAGGCTAACGGGGATTTTGTGGTAAACGGTGTTACTATTGCAGCTAATGGCGATGTTACTATACCGAATAGCTTGGTACTCAATAGCGTTGAAGTTGCAGACCACGACCACGCACAGGCAAACGATAGCGGCGGTAATACCGAGCAGGATACGGGGGCTATGAAATAATGGCACAACAAGGCGACGTTATACTTTTTCAAACCGTTGATGGCGGGGAGATCCGGTATACAGATGGTCTGGCGCAAATGGACGGCGGCTTGCAAACCTATGCGTATTTGTCGCTATTCGGGGGTAATTTTGACGACAACGGAATAGCGGATAACAAATCGACGTGGTGGGGCAACCTCGGGGAAGACGAGGAAATGCAGTATCGCAGCGAGACACAGAATCTACTTGAAGGCATACCCGCCATACCTGCCAATCTGCGCCGCATAGAAGACGCCGCAACCCGAGACCTGTCCGGCTTTATCACTAACGCCATTGCGTCGTCTGTTTCCGTTGAAGCCACAATACCCGGAATAAACCGCATTAAGCTGTCCATTGACATTGACGCTGACAGCGAAAAGACAAACATAGTATTCGAGTTGAATTGGAAGGCGAGCATATGAGCTTAACAACCCCCACGACTAAAGAGATTAGCGACAATATCGTGGCGCAACTCGCCGCAACTCTAAACCAAACTATACCCCTATTACCCAAGTCGTTTACGCGGGTATTGGCTAGAGCTATCGCGGGTGTCTTTGTGCTGCTGTATAAATACGGCGGATTTATGTTCCTGCAGATATTTGTCTCTACCGCCAGTGGAAATCCGACGGAGGTCAACGGCAAAATCTTAACTCCTCTTATCGAGTGGGGGCGGCTTATCGGTGTCGGGGATCCTGTCGCGGGGACTAATGCCGAACTAACAATCGATATAACCGTCACTAATCAAACGGGGACACTACCGTCGGGGTCCCAATTACTGAATAGTAACAACGGCTTTACCTATATTACCTTGGCGGCTGTTCTTCTGGACGCCCCCACAGTACAGGCGAATATTCGAGCGGTATCCGACCAGGCCGGCGGCAATGGCTCAGGGGCAGACGGCAACCTGGCCGTGTCTGACGTTGTGTCGTTCGCTAACCCATTGGCTAATGTCGCGCAGGACGCTGTTGTTGCGGCTGTTGTCGTTACCGCAGCCAATGAAGAGACAACAGCCGCCTACCGCCAGCGGATTATAGATCGTTTTCAGAAGAGACCACAGGGCGGTGCATACGCAGACTATGAAATCTGGGGGGAAGAGGCACCGGGCATTATTAACGTCTACCCGTATACTGGCGACCCAGGGGAAGTAGACGTATTTAGCGAGGCTACTGTCGCAAGTTCAGGCAGTGCAGATGGCATTCCGACAGCGGCACAACTGACAGCAGTCCTTGATTTAATCAATTTCGACGAAAACGGTCTGTCGTTCCGCCGAAATGCCAACGCATTCGTTAACTCGTTGCCTATTACGCGGACAGGCTTCGACTCCACAGTAACAGGTATATCTGGCGTGTCGGACTTAGCGCAGGTACAGACGGACGTAACCTCGGCTATCACTGAGTATTTCCTATCCGTAGAGCCATTTATTCCGGGCCTATCCCCGCCGCCAAGAAACGACCAACTAACCCGGACCCGGCTTTCCGCTATCGTCGAGGACATTGTAACCGCAGCAAACGGCACTTTTACCGCCGCGTCTTTTATACAGACAGGTCTATCTGGCAACCTGGCGGAATACATATTGGGCGAAGGTGAGAAGGCCAAATCTACGGGGGTCTCATTCGTATGATCTTTTTCCGCGTCTTTCAACACTTACTACCAAGGGCAAGGGCCTGGCAGCTAGCAATCGAAAAAACTCTCCGTAGTTTCTTTGAAGGGCTGGCCCCCACTGGTAGCGGCGCCCGGACTTTTATCGATGAAGTGTGGCTTGATATTTTTCCCGAGTCTACTCGGGAAATAAGCAAGTGGGAGAGACAGTTTGCTTTAATGGACTCAGGTCTAACCGAGCAAGAACGTCGGGACCGTCTCGACGCTACGTGGAAAGCTCTAGGGGGCCAATCGCCCCGATATATTCAAGACACTCTACAGGCGGCGGGTTTTAATGTTTTTGTGCATGAGTGGTGGGAGCCCTCCGTCGAGCATCCTCTCGGGGGTTCTGTGGACGGGGACGTGACGCCCGTAGCCCGTAACCCTCTTACTTACTTAGACGACGGTACGACCCCTGGCGCGTTCCTTATGTCCGACGGTGTAGCAGACGCACAGGACGGGGACCCGGTATCCCAGGACGGCAGCACGGCTACTCCGCAAGGATACCCCCTTGTTAACAAAATCTTAACGTCAACGACTACTGCTATTGGCGACGGTACTGCCGGAATGCAGGATGGGGGGCAGCAGGCGCAGGATGGGGGCCTAATAACTGTTTATAGTTTTGAACAAAACATTATCCCCAATGACCCTACAAAATTTCCTTTTTTCTTATATATCGGGGGCGAGACTTTCCCGGAAAATGCTTCTGTCCCGCAATCCCGTAGAGACGAATTCGAAGACCTTTGCCTTAAAATTTGCCCGCTAGAACAGTGGTTGGGTATACTTGTGACATACAGCTAACAGGAGCCGCAGAAATGGCAATTGATCCAAGCACAAACGCAACAATGGCCGGACGCATAACTGCGGCGGACGCAAATTACCCATTCGGCAGCTCGAAGGATGAAACTGGCGCAGGGGCTAACGACGGTACGCCATATTTCAAAGCCCGTGCGGACGATATCTTCGGACTGCAACAAGCAATATTAGAAGAGGCGGGGATAACCCCCAGTGGGAACGCGGACACTGCTATTCTATCGCAGTATATGGAAGGTCTGAAAAAGATACTAAAATCCGGCAGGAAAAATTTAGTGCATAATGGCCGGGGTCGTATCCAACAACGTCCTGATGGCGCCCTGTCTAATTCGTTCGTCTTTGGTGGCGACCGTTGGGCTTTCCAGGCAGGCGGGACAGTAGGGGCAGGAACTATTACCACTGTTACCAATGCTGTGGCGGGAAATTCTGGCAGTGCGCACAGGCTAACGGGTGTTACTTTAACTGGCTCTGGCACAGTACGGGGGCGTTCCCGATATGAATCTCTGGATACAATAGAATTCAAAGACCAGGCGATGGTTATTTCTGCAAATGTCTTTCACGACGTTGGTTCACCAATTGATTACACGATTACGGTAAATAAAGCTGACGCTAAGGACGACTTTTCGACCACAACACTTGTCGCGGCATCGTCTACCATCTCCGTTGCTAGCGGGGTGAGTGTACCGATATCACTGGCTATTGCTGATCTGGGGGACGTCACTAACGGAATTGAGATTATTATAGAGGCAGATTCCGGGGCGGTAACAACAAAGGCTTTTGAATTCACCGATATCCAGGCGGAACGGGGCACAGTTGCTACTGTCTTCGAGTTTCGTCCTATCGCAGAAGAAGAGATACTGGTATTACGTTATTTTTGGGTGGCGCAAGGAACTTGGTTTGCATGGCACGGCATACGGGATATATACGCCAATATATCAGGTTTTATATCCATACCTTTCCCCGTAATAATGCGGGTAGGCCCCACAATAATTAGAACGTTAAATAACGGCGTGGCGGGTACACAAACCTCGAATACGGATCACTATCGTGAAGTGGCGATATCAAATGCGACGGCAGTGTCTTCCAGTATTACTCTCTTTAGTGCTGATGCGGAGTTATAATTATGAAACAATATCTTGAAACAGAAAGCGGTTTCAGCAGTCAGGAAGATGGCTTCTTTCCCGCAGCCGCCGGCAATACGCAATACAATAAAATGCGCGCAGAAGTTGCAGCAGGAAGGGCCGAAATCACCCCATTTGACAGTGAGGCCGAAGCCCTAAAGAGTGCTGCCGTAGAGGAGCGACAGTGGCGGAACGGGGAGCTACAGCGCGCGGATATCGAAGTATTCAAAGCAGAAGACGTGGCGGGGGCTTTCAATGCCGAAGATTGGCGGGCGTACCGCCAAGCCCTGCGCGTATGGCCGAACTCTCCTGATTTTCCCGACCCGTCTAAACGCCCAACTGCACCCGCTTAATTAGCGTGCTACACTTTGTTAAATTTGGCCGTTAGGATGAAATTTCAAGAGATGCCCGACAAAATTGCAACATGGATAGGTGGCATTATAGATTCGCAGGGATTTGCTCCTGTGTTGATGGCGGTTACTATTGCTATCCTGCGGGTTATCTATGATCAACAGGAAACACGGTTCTTGCGGGTAGTTCTAGAAGCCGCCCTTTGTGGTGCCTTGGCCCTAGCGGCAAAGTTTGGCGTAGTGGCGGCAGGCCTTGATATAAATTGGGCAGTATTCATTGGGGCGGGCATCGGGTATTTGGGTAGTCCATCTGTGCGTATACTAGCAATGAAGTTTATAAAC